GGCAATGAGTGCAGATGCTATCGCTTACATGGTTAAGCGTGACATGAGAATTGAAGAGCAAAGAGACGCAAGTCTAAGAGCAACAGAATTTGTTGGTTCTATGGCATATGGCGCTTCTGAGTTATTTGACGCTTATGGTGTTGGTATCATCGCAGACGCTCAACTGTAATAGTTGAATAGACTTTACTAACATAAAAGGGCGGTGGCAACATCGCCCTTTTTTCTTCGTTATCCGCCATATATTTTCACATTCTGATAAATACTTGTGGATAGAGAAGGACTCTACTCACTAGAAAGGGAAGTACCCATATGGCAACATTAGCAACTATAACAGATATAGAACACTACGAACCTGATATCACTGATTTTGGTATCCCAGATTTTGACGCAGAAATTACAAAAGCTCAAAACGACGTATTCAGAGATTTACGAATTAAATATTGGCCAACTGTAACACACGGACAGTATGACGTAAAATATTTGGTTGGCGCAGAATCAGAACCAGACGAAGATCTATATACCGCAAGTCAACTTACTCGCGCCTGCTGTTACCAAGCACTTGGTTATCATATCTATCCAAAATTATCAAAATTTGAAGCAGAACAAGATCTATTTGAAAGAAAAATGGAATTCTATCGTAAAGAGTATGATAGAGAAATGGAACTTGTTTTAAGAGATGGTGTAGAATATGATAGAGACAGTTCAGGAACAATTGAAGATACTGAAAGAGAACCTACATATTACCTACGCCTTAAGAGGTAGGTAAATGAGCAATCGCGAAAGTATAGCACAAAATATTATTGAAGTTTTAGGCGATATGTCACCGCCTCGTCCTGCTTTTATCAGCAGAGAACCTTTTGACGTAGACAAATTAGCACTTACACAATTTCCAGCAATACTTGTAACCACAGGCAATGAAGAACGTGAGGACCTAGCAATGGGTGGCGCACGTCGTGGTGTTTTACAAGTAGTCATAAGAGGGGTTGTGCGTAGTGATGGAAGAAAAGGTTTCGTTCAGTCAGTTGATGAAAAACGCAACGAAATGATTGAACGCATTGAAGAAGCATTAAACACAAATAGGAATAGAGACTTAAATGCAGTTCGTGCCGCAACCACTCATGTAACAAACATTGAGATTGTAGACAGAACTCCGCCATTAGGTGAATTTGCCTTAACAGCAGAAGTTCACTATTCATTTACACAAGGAGCGACATAATATGCCAGTAAAATATATTAAACTAATCAATCCAGACGGTATCAAAGAAGCAATTCAAGAAGACCGTGTGCAAAGATTTCTAGACCAGGGTTATAAATTAGCAGACTCTGGTAAAGAAAAAAAGTCACAAAAAAGTAGTAGCAAGAATAAAATCTCAGCTACCGCCCAAATTGTGACTTCATCACCAGAAGACGATTCAGAAAGTTATGCTTGGCATGACGATGAGGAACTAAAAGACCTTGCGCCAGAACAAGTAGAAATTGAAGATGAAGATTCTAACGAAACTGCTAAAAAGGAGAAATAAACTATGGCAACATACACAGGTGAAAACGGTCAAGTATCTATTGGAGCAGATAGTGCTGGCCAAACTACTATTGCTGAAGTTCGTTCCTGGACAGTTGAACACACGAAAGATGTGGTTGAAGACACAGTCATGGGCGATGCGGCAAGAACTTACAAAGCTGGTTTACATCAGTTTACAGGATCAATGGAGATCTTGTATGACGATACAGCGGCACAATTAGCATTAGGACATAACAATCCAGATGCTGATACAACTCTAAGAGCTGAGTTCTATCCTAGCAACGCGGCAGGTAAAAAACTTGCAGGCAATGTGTTGGTAACAAGCATTTCAAGAACATCAAGTTTTGATGACCTTGTAACTGCAACAGTCAACTTCCAGGGATCTGGAGCACTAGAAATCGTAGACTATACTGCATAGATTATGATTGAAGTTAGGATTCTAGGCACTAGAAAAGCTATGAGCGGTCTTGAACGAGAAAAAGACCGTGTCATAGACAGGATGGCACAAGATACTTTGGATGTAGCTCGCAAGAATACACCAATTGACACGGGATTAGCAAGACGCGGTTGGCGCCTAGAAAATACGTTTGAAAATAAACGTATTGTCAACCGTTCCCGTCATATAAACTACCTAGAGCAAGGCCGTTCTAAACAAGCACCTAAAGGTATACTAGGACCTACCGTTAGGGAGATATCACAAAGGAGATATAAATGAGCGTAATGAATAACATTGCATCCCACTACAAAAGCAAGCTCAGTGGTGGATTACAAAAAATGACAGTAGAAGAATGGAAAATTGATATCTACTACAAAGGCACATATCCATTTGCCGTTGAAGCTAAAATTATTGAACTTCAACAATCAGGTAAAATGGTTGACGCATTGGTTGAAAGTCTAATTCAAAAAGCATTGGGACCAGAAGGTGATCCATTGTTTACAAAGTTTGACAGAACAAAACTTATGAATGAAGCAGACCCTGCCGTATTGCTAAAAGTATGTGCTGAATTAAATTCAGCTACGACTGATTATCAGGACGTAGGAAAAAACTAAAGGAGGACGGAGAACTTCAACTTGTAATGAGGATCGCAACTGAGATCCATAAAAGCATAGAAGAAGTTATGAACCTATCCGTCCTAGAAATACAACTTTGGTATGAATGGTTCAAGTTACAGAAGGAGGCCGTAAAAAATGGCAACACAACAGATAGAAGTAAAAGTCGTAGATAAAACCAAAGGTGCGTTACGTGGTATAGACAATCGCATCAAAAAGGTTGAAGGCAGTCTTCTTAGTGTTAACAAAGTTGCGGGCCTTGCTGTGGCGGCGCTTGGTGGTATAGGTGCGGCAAATTTAGCAAGAGGTATAATTGCCACAACTGCTAGATTCCAAGATCTAAGAACTACACTATCAAGTGTTACAGGTAGTCTAAATGAAGGCACAAAAGCATTCAAATTCGTAAGTGAATTTGCAACACAAACACAGTTTGGTGTTGAAGAACTTAGTGTTGCCTTTACTAAACTAAAATCCAACGGAATAGATCCAACTAAAGAGCTTCTAACAACATTTACAGATGCCGCGGCGGTTACAACGGACCAACTAGGTTCGTTGACTGCTATCACTGACTTCTATACAAGAAGTTTACAGTCACAGACTGTTGAACTTATGGACTTGGATAGACTTGCAGATAGAGGTTTGCCTGTTTATGATATCCTAAAAGAAAAACTAGGTGTATCAAGAAGTGAACTAGGTAAGTTTTCAAAAGAAGCAGGCAACACAACTAAAATTATTGAGGCACTAGGTAATGGTATCAAAGAAAGATTTGGTGGTGCCACAGAAGCAAGATTAAACAACTTATCAACAGCATTGTCAAACATGCAGATTGGATTCAAAAACGTTCAAGATGCAATAGGACAAGGTGGAGTTGGTCCTGCTATGACAGAGCTTGTAAATGTGTTCAACAAGATGTTAGAAAGAGCACTACCACTTGCAACTATCATAGGTGACAAGTTAGGTTTTGCAATTTTCAAACTTACAAAGTTTATTAGAGAGTCAAACTTTGATATGGGCATGTTTATCAAAGGTGCCAAGATAGCGGCGGCGGCACTAGGTGGCGCAGGATTGATTGCAGTTCTAAAAGGTGTAACAAGTGGTGTCAAAGCATTGACACTCGCAATGGCAAGAAATCCAATTGGACTGTTGGCAGTAGCGGCCGCAAGTGTTATAACATTCCTAAGTATGGAGAATGGATTAGGAAAGACACTATCACAGATATTCGCTGTAATGAACAAAGTAGGAGAAGTATTCTCCGCAGTAGGAACTTTCTTAAAAGACGTCTTTGCAAAAGTTATTGAAAAACTAACAGGTGTATTTGACAGTTTTGTAAATGGTGTTATTAAAGGCATCAACTCAGTTAGTGAATTTGTAGGCCTTGGTAAAATTATTGAAAGCACAAGTGAAGACATAAGAGTATCAGTAGGCAATACTGCCGTTGAAGCATTTAACGCCGTGTCAGGTGCAATTACAGAAACATTAGACACAGGTTTAGAATATGTAAACAGTCTAGATGTCATAAAAAGAGCACAGGCAGAAGGTGCAGATGTTTTAGAAATGTTGACAAAGGCGTATGTTGACGCAGGTGTTAGTTATGATAAAGCAGAACAGGCCGCAAGAGATGAATACAATCAAAGAATAAAAGGTATACCTGCTTACAAAGATCAAATCCTTAGACTTGCACAAATTACAGGTGGCAACAAAGACGTAGCAAGTTCTTTTGACAAGGCGTCAGGTGCAACAAAAGAATTCAAAACAAAATTACAGAACCTAATAAAAAGTTATGATGAATATAGATTTACAACTGTAGAAATATTCAAAAAACAACAACAAGACAACTTCAAAATATTCAGCGAAGCTCTAGAAAACGAATTGCTTACTCAACAAGAGTTTGATGCATTAAAACTTGCTTCTAACAAAAAACTAAATGAACTGATACAAGAACAAAACGACGCGACAACTGCCAAGTTTGAAGAAAACATGTTGAAGCAGATCAATGCAACATTGAATGCCAATGATGCAATCTTAAGTGCGGATCAGAAAAACTTCTTACAGAAAAAAGGTGCTGAAGAACGTCAACAAAAAATAACTGGCGACAGAATAGAATTTGAAAAGAAATCAGAATTAGAAAAAACACAATTTGCAATTGGACAAGCAACTGACATGTTCAACAGTCTAGGACAAATGAACAAACAGGCGTTCCAGGCGGCAAAAGCATTTAACATTGCCAACGCTATTATGAACACTTATATGGGTGCAACCAAGGCATTGGCAACGTATCCACCACCGTTCAACTTTATTGCGGCCGCGGCAGTGGTAGCAAGTGGTTTGGCACAGGTTAGTGCAATTAGAAGTCAACAATACACAGGTAGACAACGTGGTGGTAATCTAACACTAGGCCAAGGCACTATTGTTGGTGAAGATGGACCAGAACTTATTGTTCCTAAACAACCAAGCACAGTTATTCCAAGAGAAGTAGCACAAGCAGTTGAAGGACTAGGAGGCGGGCGTGGCGATGTTGTAAATGTAAACTTTACAATCAATACAGTTGATGCTAGAGGAGTTGACGAACTGTTATTAGAACGTCGCGGAACTATAACAGGTATAATTAACCAAGCAATGCAAAGCAAAGGCAGAAGAGGAGTAGTGTAGTGGCATATATAGGATCGTTTCCAAGTTCACCAGGATTCAACGCAGTGAATTTTAAGATGAACACACAAACAAAAATTACAAAGGCCGCAAGTGGTAGAACTATCAGAGCTACAAATTCAACAACATTATGGAGTGGCACATTAGCATTTCCTGTAATGAATCAAACTGAATTTAGACCTATACAAGGATTTATGGCACAGACACAAGGACCTCTAAATGAGTTTGATATTGTTATACCAGGTGTAAGTGAATCACAAGCAAAAGACATCACAACAGGTCAAAGCATTGCCAGTATAATAGATGGTAGAGTATTTGTAGAAGGCGCTCATAGTGCAGGAGATACAACTATTCAAATCACAACATTTCCTGATAGTGCAACTACGGCATTAGGTGATCAAGTTTTATTGAAAGCAGGAGATGTAGTTCGTTTTGCAAACCATACAAAAGTTTATATGGTAACTACTGATATCAACACTGACTCAGCAGGACTTGCCACACTAAACATTCAACCAGCATTAGTAGAAGCTCTAGCAGATGAAGAAGCAGTAACAACAAACAATGTGCCTTTTAGAATGATGATGTCTGGAGATGTTCAAGAATTTAACTACAGAACTGACAACCTGATTGCATACGAGATAGACATAGAAGAGACAATTTAATGAGCAGAGGTCTAAATGAAAACTTCAATAATCACCTAGCAGGTGATAGTTTTATTTCATACACTCTTATAGAGATTGACGTTCATGGTGGTAGCACTCTAAAATATACAGACGCACCATATGACATTGAAGCATACTTTGGTGGCACATATCTTGCACAAGGTAATTTTTTAGGTTACAGTGAAGCAAGCGAAACAGCTGACTTACAAATTACAAACATAAACTTAATTTTTACAGCATTAGATATCACAAGTGTAAGACAACTATGCAACAGTAATCAAATCAATCAAACAGTATCAATAAGACGTGTATTTTTAGATCCTGGCGATAGTGCTTTAGGACTTATTACAGACAGCTCAGGAGTAATTGACACAATAGATATTTTTGAAGGATCAATTGGTGGTTATAGAATTGAAGATGCAGACGACACAGCAACAGTAACTATTGAAGTCAACAGTCAGTTTACAAACTTTGACAGACGCAATGGTAGACGCAGTAGTCTTAAAAACTTTCAAAGAGAACACCCAACAGACTTTGGTATGGAATACTCACATGAAAGTATGTTAGACATAAAATGGGGTAAGAAATGATTAGACCTATTGCACCAGAAGAATTAGAAAAGTTTGTTGACCTTACACTACTACATTCAAAAGATAGTGGTATGGATCATGATGCTATCAACAGAACATATCTTAGAAAGCAACTAAGACAAATGTTGATAGAAACAAACTATCAAATATTTGTAGCAGAACAAAATAATCGTTTTGTAGGTTATGCAATTGGTGCCATACACGAAAAATTTTATAACGCAAAGTTATATGGTGAATTATTATATATTTTTATTGATCCTAGTGTAAGAAATAAATTATTGTTAGATGATTTATTTGCTAGAATGGAAACATGGTTCTTAGACAACAACTGTCTTTTTATGCAGGCAAGTGTTATGGCATACACAAATGAATGGGCATGCCAAGAACAGTATGTTGACAAAGCTCGTGATTATTTTTTCAAAAGAGGTAACATGAAAGAAGTTGGATATCATTATATCAAACCAATAGGGAGAGATTCATGGGCGGAGTAGTAAAAGCAATCACAGGTATTGTAAAAGGTATTGTCAAAGCTGTAGTAGGCGTTGTCAAAGCTGTGGTAGACTTTGTTGGTGATGTAGTTGGATTTGTTCTTAATCCTATGGGTGCATTTGATACACCAGATGTAGGAGATCCAGGAGAACAAGCACAAGGCATAGTTATAACAAGACAAGGCACAAACAATCCTATTCCTGTTGTTTATGGATTTAGACGCACAGGTGGTATAAACGTATTTTCAGAAACAAATGGTGAAACCAATAGATATCTTTATGTTGTGTATGCACTATGTGAAGGACCTATACAAGGTGTAGGTAGAATACTAATCAACGACATTGAATTGCCAGGACCAACAAATGGTATCTATGCAGTCAATGCCTTACACAATGTTGACAGTGGTAGATACAAAGGCAGAGTCAAAATGGAATTCTTCTATGGAGAAGATAACCAAGGACAAAGTAAGTTAGCAAATGAATCAGCAACATGGCCAAAGAAACCAAGAGCATTGCCAGGACTTGCTTATGCTGTAATGCGTTTTGAATGGAAAGAAGTTAAAACACAAGAAGACGCAGACAACAATCCATTTGCAGGTGGTATACCTAATGTTAAGTTTGATGTGTTTGGTAGAAAAGTATATGACGTAAGAGCACACGGTAGCACAATAGATTTGATAAGTGGCACCTATGCAAGTAGACAAAGTGGTGCAAAATACAGTTTCAATCCTGCAAACTGTTTGTTAGATTATTTAGAAAATCCAAGATATGGTTGTGGTATTGCAAGGACTAAAATACACGGTGGCAGTTTTAGGATTGCCGCAGATAAGTTTGAACAGCAGGTAAACTATAGTAGCACACAAACAGGTAGAGCTCTAACTATGAATGCTGTGATAAACACAGGTGCCAAAGTTATAGAAAACACAAAAATATTATTGGCAGGTGCTAGAGGCACTATGCCTTATTCACAAGGTAGATACAAACTAAAAGTAGAAGATGGTGGTAACGCAACTGACATAACTTCTGCAACTGTAACCGTTGCGTATGATGTAACATCTAAAAATATTATTGGTGGCATCACAATGAATGGTGAACGTAAACGTAGTAAATTTAACCAAGTGATTGTAAACTATGTCAACCCTGACTTAGAATTTACAAACCAACAAGAAGTATTTAGAATAGATGGTGATAAAACTATAGACAAAGAAGAAGAGCTATCAGGCGAATTTACTTTTCACACAATAACCAATCCTAGTATAGCACAAGACTTGGCACAAATGATTTACAAAAAGTCAAGAAGTCAACGTTCAATTGAATTTACAGGCACACAAGAATTGTTAGATGTAGAAGTTGGTGACATCATAAGAGTAACAGACACAGTATTGGATCTAAGTCTACAAACATTTAGAGTAGTAGGTATGAAATTGCTTACAGACGGCAACATAGGCATTGAAGCAGTAGAACATGATGCAACTGTATATCCTTTCGTGCAAGGTGAACAAATTGAAATACCACCTAGTTTATATAGACCAGATGAATTTACAGTTATACCTTATGTAAGAGAATTACCAGAAAACGCATTAGGTTTGTTTCCTCCTTTGGATCCAGACATTGATAGTGCAGGTGTTCCGTTTGAATTACCACCAAGTTTTGATACACCACTTACAAAAATTACAAAATTTGAAGACCTAACAAAATTTTATATTCAACCTTATGTGCCTGGCATATCACAAGCGGCATATGGTGATGCCATTGTGTATCTTGCATATAGAGGCAACGTAGGATTTGATGGTCCTAGAGATCCACAGACAGGTGCTAGACTACCTGCTATAAATGTAAATGGAACCACAAGGAAAGACGCAGTTCGCACAGGTAAAGACGTTTCATCATTAGGTTATTTTGCCACAGGTGATAGTGGACTTGGTTATTATCCACCTTTTACATCAGCAAGTGTTCCTCCAAGAGGCGGCACAAGTATTGATAGCAGTGGAGAAACACCAGATGGATTTCCTTACATTCTAAATGACAGCGTTTCAACAGATGCAGAAAAACTTACAAACTTCAAATCATATGATTGGGCAAGGATCAATAGAGATGTCTTTGGTCATGCAAAGAGAGGCAGTGACAACTATCTAATGACATTGAACATGCCAAGAGATAGTGTTATAACACATTTCTTAGTAGAACACATTGACAAAACATCAGGACAAGTTATAAACACAGCAAAACTTGCTCTTAGAGATAGTAACATAGGTGGACAAAACAATCCTTATCTAAACATAAGAACAAGACAAGATTATGCAACAGGATTATATCATCCAATTGATTATGCTTTTTATCCTAAATCAAAAAATGCTTTTATAAGTGTTAAATGGTTAAAAGAAACAGAAGTAGCACTAATGGAATTTGCAGACGGCAGTAATTTATATGAATTCAAACAAACATATCCAAATGGATATCAATATGACATAGGCGGAGGCAATGTAAGACGTGATACTAACATTGAAGCATTCTTCAACTATCTAAATGAATTATGGTTTAGTAGTTCAACAGCAAATACAAATGTCAGCTTTACGCAGAACTTAGGTGGGTAGAACATGGGTGTAGGAAACGGATATTTTAACGAAACATATGGTTATTACCAAGCAAAAACTAATCTAACTTGGAACACCTACGATGCGGCAAGTTCAGGTAATGATTGGGATAGTTGGGTCAATTGGGACAGCAACAACATCACAATTGGTATGCCTGTTCAACCAGAATTACCACTTGTTTATACCACAGACATAATTGACTATGGTAGTATTGCAGTATTCAACGTAAACATAAACGTAGACGCAACCAATGCCCCAACATACACAATTAGATATGGTAACACTCTAGAAAGTGCAGGTCAAATAGACATTGCAGGCACAATTAGCGTTGATGCAGACACAACAACAGTGGCACCTATAAGTGCAAGATATGTTCAAGTTGATGTTAGTGTAGATACCCAATTTGATAGTGCAGGTGATACAAACGACAGTGATTTAATCTATATGCCATATATAAAAAGCATAAACGTAGAACTAAAAGCAGAACAAAGACAGAAGTTTTTGAAAGACATCAATAGTGCAACTCTAAGTGGCACAACAGGTAGACGAACTCTTAGCAGTGATACAATAGCAGGCATTGGTAGTGTAAGTTCACTTATATGCCAAGTGCATTTGCCTGATCCTAAATATGTAGCAATAGACTATGTAGAACAAGATGTAGATAGTGCAGAAGACGATTATATATCATCATTTACAAATGAAACACCTGTTATCTATATCAACAAAGATAGTGTTCCGCCAGAGTTAAATATATTTGACTTTGACACATACAGTCACAGAGAAAGAACTGAATGTGTGTTTGATGCAATAGTAACAGGACTGCCACAACTAAGAAGAGATGCGGCAGGTAATTTAGTGGAGGATCTATAATGGCGTGGCCAACAGCAAAACCAAACAACACATCATTTGATGCTGACAGTGATAGAATAAGTGATTCAAGAGCAGACTTACTAACAATGAGTCAAGCAGTAAATGACATTGTAGATTTTATAGAAACAAACGACATTGGTGATGATAAATTATTGCAATACAACAGTTCAACAGGCAAATTAGAATTTGTAAGTCCTAACACAGTAGGGCCAACAAGCACAACACAATCAGTTGGTGTGTTCTTTGCACCTACTCTAGAAATTACAGCAACAGAAGGAACTACAAGTTCACAAAATGTAGCAGTGGCAAAAACTATTGTTGTTCAACATGTTGGTGATCCAGATAGTGCATACAACTTTGATATTGACCTTCTAAATTATTCAGGTAATCAAAAAGTGTGTGTAGTGCATGATGGTGAAAGTGTAGACATAAACAGTATCAATACCAGAGTGCTATACAACGGCACACTAATTACATCAATGAGTTCAACTCCACTAGGCACAAGCACAGTTGGAGAATTTCATATTATTGACACAGGCACGGCAGATAGTGCAGGCAAGAATACCTATGTGAAGTTTCACGTAGCAACACAAAGTGGCGCAATATCAAGTGGCACAGAAAAAGTAACATAAGGAGAAAAACATGGGATGGGCAACAGCAGGAAATGTATCCACAACCAATTTAAGTGCGGGCACTGATAGTCCTGCCCTAGCAAGAGCAGACCTTAAGGCCGCTCTTACAGAACTTGTAAACGTAATCAACGGACGCAACACAGCAAATGGTGTTGTAGGATTGAATGCGAGCACTAAGATTGCGGCAACACATTTGCCAGATGAAATCAATAGTGCAAGTGGTAACGATCTAACAATAGATCCTAGCACAGACAAAATGAAGTTAGAACATATTCTAAACTTGAATCCACAGACAGTAGCACAACTAAACGCAAGAACAGACATTGCACAAGGCGATGTAGCGTTTTGTTCAAACGGAGACGCAGGCACAGAATGTCTTGCTGTAGCTGTAATTGAAAGTGATAGTGCTGGTGGACCTGATTGGAAAGTAGTTCAAATAGGAAATGCAATAGCAACTTCTTAATAAAGTAAAGGACCTGAAGTAATGGGTTACAAGAGATATGAACCAGTGACGTTAGACATGAACGCAGAACGTTATGATAAATGGTGTAAGACACGCGAATGCCCATCATGCGGTGCAGACAAAATTCACATACGCAAAATAGGCAATCATGGACAAATGAAAAGGGTATTAGAATGCTATGACTATGGCCAACCCTACTTCAAATTCAACTGTCCTAAGTGTCAAACGTCATGGCATTCAACAGAATTAGACAAACCAGTAATTTTTTAGTTGACTTTTAGATAGTTTGACGTTATACTTGTATAATAGGAGTATAACATGATAACAAAATTAAAACATCACGACAAGTGCAATGTTGGCGTATTTAGGATGCCCAACAATAAGCACTATGCCAGATTGTTCTGTAAAGACTGTGGCACACATATTCAATGGTTAAGCAAAAAAGACTACCTAGCTCTTAAATCCACTTTTAAGGCGGTTTTTGCTATATAACATAAATACATTACAAAGGCATTATCAGGCACATTTCCAAACACACAATCAAGGCATTTTAACGGGGTTAAAGAACGACCCGTCCGTAACTGCGACTAATACCGCGAAATAACGATTACTTGAAGCAGTTAGCATAATGGACTACACTATATCTATGATGGCAGACCCACTGCCAAAGAACTGCGTATCTAGGGATTGATAAAAAGGAGAGCGGGGTTATAGTGCCATTAGCAGGGAGACACACCCAAGGACATAAAGACCTTCAAGTCATAAACGATGGTGTCAGGTGCAGGAACGCAAAAAAAACACGTTCTGCTCTTATGACTTGGTAATTTATATTAAGATGATAGGAAATATTAAATGAGCGACTACGTCACTCATAAACAGTCAATTATATCGCTTCGCTCTTAATTGGCCTGTTTAATTTACTTCGTCTAATAAATTATTTGACAAAAACATATGAAGTGGTAGTTTTAGATGTGAAGTGAAACGCAACAGATAAAATACCACGAATACACTGACTTCTGTCAGTGTTATGTTACCTTTCAAAGAGGATTTTGATATTCTCTTTTATTTGCCTTTTTTTATGTCTTATATGCCGTTTTTAGCACCTTATGAACTATCTATGATAAATATTAGTGTAGGATGTAACAATGCTTATCAAGGTTTTTCAGACATAGTAAGCTCAATGTATACTCCTAATTTACAACTGTTAAAGGATCAAAACTTGTCAATGATAATGCCATTTTGTTTTCTGTTAGATCCTTTAGTGTTGCATCCTACAACTTCTGATAGAAATAGCATTTCAATCCTGGATTCTTAGCATGTGTGGCATTTATGGCATTACAGCTAAGGATCCTCTTTTGGCAACAGAGATGATGGATCGTTGCAATCATAGAGGTCCAGATGGATCAGACTTATACTATGATGAACACATAACACTCGCACATAACCTACTTGCCATAACAGCAGACCCTAAACACAGTTTACAACCATGGCGCACACCACAAGGGCGTGTGTTGGTATACAATGGCGAGATATTCAACTACACAGACCTTATACAGCGTTACAGACACCAATTTACACCTAAGACTACATGTGATACAGAACTGTTAGCATGGGGTTTAGATGCTTATGGTATTGAGTTTGTAGATCAAATAGACTCGCAACATGCGTTCGCACTATGGGATCCACAGTCAAAAGAACTGTTTCTTTCACGTGATCATGCAGGTATCAAACCCTTATACTATGCGGTGTTACCAGATAAAATAGCATTTGCAAGTGAATTAAGAGCACTAACACCACTGTTACCTACTAAA